AAGCGCAAGAAATATCCACCGGGTTGAATCCTTCGAAACCGAAGGTGATAAGTTTAAAGCTGCAGTAACCCAAACATTAACCGTACGCGCCGGGCTTGCCGATAAGGAAACCCAGACAAAAGATCGCCAAAATAATTACAGGGGTTATTCACTGCTTGAAATGGCACGCGCCTCTTTGAAAATGGCCGGCATTAATATTGCCGGGATGGATAAGCGCGCAGTGGTTGCCGCTGCTTTCACCCATTCAACCAGCGATTTTACTAACCTGTTGGCAAACGTGGCAGAAAAGTCAATGCTTAAAGGTTACGACGAAGCTGAGGAAACTTTTCAACGTTGGACAGTTCCAGGCACTTTGTCTGATTTCAAAGCCACAAAAAGAGTTGATTTAAACGCCTTTCCATCGCTTGATAAAGTTGCCGAAGGTGGAGAGTACAAATATGGTACTGTTGGCGATCGCGGCGAAACTGTTCAGCTTGCAACTTATGGAAAAATGTTCTCCATTACCCGCCAAGCAATTATTAACGACGATCTTAACGCTTTTACAAGCATACCACGTCGTATGGGTCGCGCAGCGATCCGCACTGTTGGTGACTTGGTTTATGCAGTATTGACCAGCAACCCGGTAATGTCGGATTCGGTCGCATTATTTCACGCGACCCACAACAACTTATTAACTGCTGCTGTTATTAGCACCACATCAGTTGACGTAATGCTAGCAAGTATGGCAAAACAAAAAGACGCAAGCAGTAATGCAGTCGCGCTTAATATTGCAATGGCTTACTTGCTTGTCCCTTATGCCTTGAGAGGTACTGCCAGCGTTGTCGCTAATTCCGAATATGAAGTCGGAGCGGCCAACAAAAACAATACGACTCCAAATAGTGTCCGTGGCCTTTTTGAAGTTATCGCCGACGCCCGTTTAGACGCCAACAGTGCCACTTCCTGGTACGGTTCTGCAAGCCCTGGCATGCATGACACTATCGAGGTTTCATATCTTGACGGCCAAGACCAGCCTTACCTTGAAACCAAAGATGGCTGGGACGTAGACGGTGCAGAATTTAAGGTGCGTATTGATGCGGCGGTCTCTCCTTTGGACTTCCGCACTCTGGCCAAAAACCCAGGCGCTTAATCAAGTCCTTAACTGGACTGATTAATACCCATTTTAACTTTTAAAGAGTAAAGACAATGGCAACAAATTATATTGAAGAAGGCGAAGCAGTAGAACTTGCTGCGCCTTATGACAGATTATCGGGTGAGGGTGCTTTGATTGGTTCCTTATTCTGTGTAGCGATCACAACCGTTTTAAGTGGGGCAAAAGCAGCTTTTGCTACTTGCGGCATTTGGAGCCTTAAAAAGCTTTCAACAGAAGTCTGGACAGTTGGCGCAAAAATTTACTGGGATAATACCAATAAACAATGCACCACAGTTTCCGCAGGTAACACTTTAATCGGGGCTGCAGTTGACGTAACCGTTAACCCGAGCGCATCCGGTAAAGTAAGATTAAACGGCACAGTTGTATAAATGTCGATAGGCCCTTGGCGAGAAGGTGACACAAACAGGCTTATTATAAAATTTAAGCCTGTTGAGGTTGTGACGACGTATTTATCGCTATCTGAAGCAGAGCAGGCATTAGTCGATGCGTCCGGTGCTGATGTTATTTCGTTGTCTCTTGATAGGACAACAAAGCCTTATGCATTAACGAAAGTTTATCAGCCGGACATTACAGGCTATAAGTTTTGGTTTACGTGCAAGTCAGCATTTGATAATACGGATAATGTGGCTGTAGTTCAGGTTTCTAAAATAGTTGGGGATGATTCTGAAGACGACCCAGTAAATGGATTGGTCGTTATTACATCACCCATTATCGCTGCAGGGTCATATTATTACGATGTGCAAATGCTTACTCCAGGCGGTGACATAAAAACTATTATTCCTGAGCCTGGAAAATATAAACAAAAGCTTCAAGTCGTTAACCAAGTTACAAGGGCTGCCGCATGAGTTGTGATGTCATTGAAGTTATAGGGTCACCAGGCCCACGAGGTCAGCCTGGCCCAACTGGAACAGATGTTGATGCGTTGCACGTTTCTCAAAGGCTCGCAGAATTTGACACACCGACGGCTAAACAACAGGCAAGACAAAGTCTCGATCTTGAAAACATAGATGCTGGAACATTTAATTAAGGGTTAAAACAATGCCAAGAATACAACTTAAACGCGGCCTTAAGGCAAATTTACCAAGCGCTTCGATGTTAACGGGCGAGGCTCATTTTACGACAGACCGTGGCACATTGCATGTCGCAACGGGTGCAACATCAAAGTTGGCGGTGGTCCCGCCTATTGATGATTTAACGACTTTGGCCGCAGTTGACGGAGCCGCTGATTTAGTCATTATTCATGATGCAAGTGAAAACGCGGCTCAAAAGGAAAAGAAAATGACATTTGATGCATTTAAAACTGCATTAAATATTCCAGCGGGTTCTGCAGATGAGAAAGTCGCTGTTGTTTCCGGAGGGACGTCTGGATACTTATGGGGGACTGATGGGACTAATGGCGTTTTGCGCATGAATACTTCAATGGCCATGACAAAAGATGCTGGGAATGCTTTTGTTACATTGGCTGTTGGCGATGTTGACCTTGGAACATTTTAATTAATGGCAAGCATAAAAATAAAACGCGGAACAAGGGCGCAACTTCTTGCTGCAGGTGCTGCAGATGGGCTTAAAGTTGGGGAGCCGTATTTAATTACAGATGACAACCGATTGGCTGTAGGTTTATCTGATAATGATTTTGCTGAATCCGCGATGCTTGGTGCTTCGCAAACTTTTACTGGAGATAATATATTTTCTCAACCAACACAACAAGCCGTCTCTGCTGTTGTGCCTTCAGCGGCAGCAACAGGATTTTTAAAACGCTTTGTGATAGCGCTTGCCGGTAAGGTTTATCAGTCATTTATTGACAATGAAGGAAATGTCTTCATCAATCAGCCTCATATTGGTTTAAAAAAAATTGCTTTTGCGTTCGCAGAGGGAAATGCCGGTGTGATGCCTGCGACTTATGGGTTCAGGTTTACGACTCCAGTTGGTACCGTAGCGTCAAGGTCGCCTGCTTTTACAGCTAATAAACACACGTTAATGAGGCGTAACGGGTTAGTTAGCGCTGCAACTGCTGGCTCATTGGCTCATGTAAGAACAGGGTCTGGCACTACAGGATGGGCAATGTGGGCAACTGGCAACGGTTCTCAAGGCGGGTTTAATTTTATCAAACGATTTAACATATCAGATGCAACACTTGTTTCTGGTGCAAGGATGTTTATCGGTATGATTGCGGATACCGCTGCACCAACTAATGTCGAGCCATCCTCGCTAGTAAACTGCCTTGGGATAGCGCAGTTATCTACAGATGCCACGCAATTATATATTGTATCTGGGGGATCCTCTGCAAATGCACCCATTGCTTTAGGCGCTACAGATTTTCCAGTGTCAAACACGATTGCTTATGAGTTGCACATAGATGCTCCAAAAATCGGTGGAAAATGGAGATATCGAGTAACTAACTTGCAGACCGATGTAAGCGTAGAAGGAGAAATTGCAGGAGGAACTGCTGTTGTGCCAGCAATATCAACATTGCTAGGCTTTAGCGCATGGCGGTCAAATAATGCAACGGCGCAAGCTGTAGCAATTGACTTTAATACTATTTATATTCAGTCTGATTTTTAATGGTTGATTTCAGCAGTCAATTTAGCAATAGCCATGACCGTTTTATTATGGATGCGTTAGGTGACGATGTTATTTATTGCAACAAGCCCATTAAAGCAATGTGTGTCTATGCACAGCAAAACACAACGATCCAGGATAGTTATTTAAACAATCCTCAGATCACTATTACTGCATTTAAATCTGATGTTCCCAATATCTCAAGAGGATCAAAATTTAAGCATAATGGTAATAATCTAATTGTTGATGCTCCAGTAAATGATACCGAAACCCATATAACGCTGGCAGTGAATTATGACTGATACCGTTCGTGAAAAAATTGTAAAAGCTTTTGCTACTCGCGCCGAGGCATTAACCTCCAATCCCGTTGACCGTTGCCGGCGGTCATCTCCAGCCGGCCAAGAACCATTTGTTTCAGTTTGGGACGGTGCAAGCAATCTAGTCCAAAAGCTTTATGGGATTGAACATAAACAAATGCAAATTGGTATTGAAGCCGGGTTTATAACAAACGATGCCAGTGTTGATGTCAACACCATAATGGGTTTAATCGAGCAAATTTTTGGAAGCAATGACCGCACTTTTGGCGGCTATGTCAAAAAACTTGACTGGAATTCGTCACAGCCGAATTACCCAGATGATGGCAGCCTGGTTGCCACTGTCCGAGTCACTTATGAGGTCGAATTCGCCCACCCTGTCGGCGATCCTTACACTAACGCAGAATTGCTATAACAGAATTTAACAGGAGCTAAAATGTCAAACGAAAACAGTATGATGATGTATGAGTCAGGAGTCACGCCATTTGCAATGGCCGCGCTGACCGATTCAAGCGACCACAAAACCTTTAATTCATTAGCGACGCTTTTCTCAGATTCACCTGGGAACTCGCCGGTTATTCGCCCTAATGGAGTATTGACCGGCGGCAACGTAAGTCCGGCATCGCCTTCGGCTAATAACTCGGTCGATGTGGCCGCATTAACTTGCAACCTTGCCGGTGTTGAAACGAATGTGGCAGCAGCTGCCGGGACGGCTATTACACGCGCCTCGACAAACGTCGCCAGCATTTCATCGGTAACAGTAACATCTGCCGGGGCAATCGCTGTTATTAAAGGCACGGATTCAACTAACACCAGTTTTTCCGAAACTCGTGGCGCAGCAGGTGGGCCACCGTTTATTCCGGTCGGCAGCATCGAACTTGCTCAGGTGCGCACTACAAGCAACGTAGCAGCAGCAATCAAAGGCAGCGAAATCTTACAGGTCCCAGGTACTCACAAAGAGCGCGCCGATTTCCCAACTTACGAGATTAAATACGGCGAAGGAAAAGTTTTGTTTAACTCCATTTTGGCATTGAGCCATACAGGCGGTTTGCCAAAGGCGGTTTTTTCATCTTATGCCGAGCCAATATTTCAAGAGCAGCCTTACGGTAACGATTTTACTCCGGCGGAAACTTCAAACTCAGTTACGTCAACACAGGTTTACGGTGCGACTATTGGTGCGTCTAGTTCTTCATTAAGCCAGGGGTCATTTACTGCGATTTTAAAAGATGGCATTACTGACGACATCATTACGCGAAAAGGACAAACGCTCTGGTTTAAGTTTTTCCAAGACCGGACAAAGCTGCCGCACATTTTGACACAGGGTAAGCTAGGGTTAAGCCGCGTGTTTGCTGCCTCTGATAACCCAAAAGTGACCTGCACTATATCGGCAACCACACAAAGCATTGAAAAGGCCTCTTAATGGAATTTGACGCCAAAGCATTTATGCGGCAACAGTTCCAGCCACGCCAGGAGTCCGTTGAGGTTCCTGGCCTGGCTGACTGGTTTAAAGGAAATGGTGACGAGCCTTGCATTTTTACTGTTAGGGGGATGACGTCGAGCGAGCTTGCCAGAACGCATGAGGCGGTTGCCAAAGTCAAAAACTTTGACTCTGTTATTCAGGCAATCAGCAACTCAAAGGAGACCGTAAAAGAACTTAAAGCGGCCCTTGGCGTTAGCGATGACACTCCGGCGGATATTGTTAAACGACTAGAGCAGTTGGTGATTTGTTCGGTTTCCCCGAAGATCGAAATACAAGTGGCCGTTAAATTAGCTGAAGCATTTCCTATCGAGTTTTATACCTTAACGAACAAAATTGTCATGCTGACTGGGATGGGCATGGACATAAAAAAGCCGCAAGGCTCTGGAGCGACGCAACCATCCGGAACATGATGGCATTGCTCGACTTACGGGGCGGCGGCAGGTTTTTATACGAGGTTATGCCATCTGAGTTTCCCGATGGGCAGTTATCTGAAACGGAAATACTTCTCTGGGAGCTTTATTACCGAGATAAAAACGAAAGGATGCAGCGTAAATAAACTAAGCCATGTTGTTTTTATTTGGCATTTACCGGGGCGGCCAATGACGGCAACCCATGCGAGGATAAAATGACACCATTAGTAATCTGCCTAATCGTTTATTCGGGGATTATGTGCTTTTTTGTAGTCTTGCAATTTATACAAAATACAAAACTTGCTGAAGAAAACAACTTTCACTATGAGGACAACCTGCGTTTATTGCAGGAAAACCAGGAGTTAAAAGAGCGATTTCGGACAATTTCAGAAAAAACGGCAGCTTATATAAAGCCAATTCATGACTTAGACGTCGAGGAATAATGAAAACTGTATTAATCAGCGCCGGCCACAGCGATACTGATCCAGGAGCCGTTAACGGGACTTATAAAGAGGCCAGCTTGGCTTTATTAATGCGTGACCGCATTTTTAATATTTTGCAATCTAATAAAATCCCAACGCTGCGCGACGGCGACGACGGAAAAAATGATCCACTAACCAAAGCGATCGCCCTTTGCAAGAAAGCAGATATCGCTGTCGAGATACACTTCAACGCAGGCCCTGCTAAATCGAACGGAATTGAAGCGTTGGCGAAGCCTTACAATAAGCTAATAGCCCAGGACTTATGTAAGGCATTGCACGTCGCCACTGGGATCGCGCTGCGTGGCGAATACGGATACAAGTCAGATAGTTCTGGACAGCACCACCGTCTTGGATTTTGCGAGGCGGGTGGCATTATTTTAGAAGTTTGTTTTATTAGTAGCCGCGAGGATATGGCCGCTTATGTTCCAAAAAAATTAACCGCTGCACAGGCCGTCGCTAATGTATTAATAAAACATGCGATCTTTGGAAAAGAGGTAGACGCCCACAGCATCCTGGCGCGTTATGGTGAGCACTAAGCATGGCTGATTTAACAAAAACCGTTGAGATTATATTTGGCGCAGTTGATCAAACCAGCGCTGGTTTATCTGCAATCAGCAGTAGTGTTGACAAATTCGCCGCGAGCACTTCAAAAATAACGGGTCCCCTTTCCGATGTCGCTCAAAAAGTAGAACTAACGACTGCTGCACTTGGAGCTTTGGGCGTGGCGCTTGTTTCCCACGCCACTAACGAGTTTGCTATATTTGAAAACAGTGTTATAGGGCTTGAAAAAGTATTAGACGATACTGAGTCTATTGAAAAATATAAAGACACCGCACGCGATTTAGCGCTGCAATATGGGGTAACTGCTAACAGTGTTCTAGACGGAATCGCAACATTTAAACAGGCTGGATTTAACGCCAACGAAGCGGCAATCCTGCAAAAGAACGCATTAGATTTAATTATTGCCGGTGACGTTGACGCGACCCGCGCAACTGAAATATTAGTCGCCGCGATTAAAGGTTTTGGATTTGAAGTACAAGAAACGCCTCGCTTTGTTGAAGCGCTTAATAACGTTTCAAATAAATTTGCGACCGACGTTAATCAGTTGGCCGAAGGCATGTCCCGCGTTGCTCCTATCGCAAAAACGATGGGGTTTTCCTTTGACGAAACCGCTGGCTTATTAACCCCTATTATAGAGGTATTCCGTGATGGCAGCGTGTCAGCCGACGCGCTTAAAACAGGACTATTAAAGCTTACTGATGACTCAAAGCCGGTGCGCGATGCGTTGAAAGAGCTTGGTGTTTCACAAACCGACGTTAACGGGCAAATGCGGTCAGGGCGTGACATTTTTTATGATGTTGCCGCCGCCATGTCAAGCCTGGACGCTAACCAGCGCCTAGTATTAACTCAGCAATTAATCGGGATCGACCAAACCCCAAAAATGATCAAGGTTTTTGAAGACCTTGGAAAAGTTCAGGATGTGACCGCCGTATCAATGGCCGTCACCGGGTCGGCGCTCCAGGAAGTAGAAAAGCGGCTTAATTCGCTTACTGTTGCCGCCAATAAAAACGAACAAGCATGGAACTTATTATCGGTTGCTATCGGCGAAAAATTAAGCACTGGGACTCTTAAGTCAACCCAAGGATTAACTTCTTTAGGTGTGGCGCTGGAATCTGCCGTTAAGGCTGGGAGCTTTGACCCAATATTAAACGAAATCAATGCTGTTAATATTGGTTTCGGACAGTTTATTGATAAAGTATCCAAGGCTTTACCAGATGCGATTAAGTTAGTTGATTTTAGCGGCTTAATTAAAGCGTTTAAAGACCTCGGGCTTGAGTTCGGAGGTATTTTTGACAACATTGACCTTACGTCCCCGCAAGGACTTGCAAAAGCTGTTCAATTTGTCGTTGACTCGGTTACGTCGCTAATTAACGTGACCGACGGCATTGTCGCCGCGTGGTCGCCAGTCATTAAGGCTTTTTTAGCGGGAATTAACACGTTTAACGGCCTAGATGATTCAACAAAAAAATATATTGGAACGGCTCTTGGTGTTTCTCAGGTCTTTGAAACATTAAAGGGCGCGCTTACCTCCGGTGCGACCGCGTTCAGCGCGGTTGGCACAGCGTTGAAAACCATCTCAGATACTGGTGCTGAGGTTGTTATTCTTAGGCTGGCCGCTAGCCTTGGGAATCCCGCTATTACTGCAGCTGCCGCTGCATTTGGGGCCATCGGTTTCGCTATCGATGCCAATGTTACCGCCTATGATGATCTGAAAAAAAGGCAAGACACCGTCGCTGACTCCACCGACCATTTGGCCACCGTCCAGGGTGTTATCAAAGACCGCCTGGCCGATATTAGCGCGCGCACAGGTATCGCTGTTAATAGCATGGATGACCTTAATCAGGCGATGGATGACGGTAAAATTGTGTTTAACGATGCGACCGGACTTTACGAAAAAGCCGGCGCTGGAGTTAAAGCTTTCGGTGATGCTACTAAATCCACTGCGCTAACCCAAAGTGAATGGGAGAAATCTGTTAATGGGGTCGCCGATGCGCTGGGCCTGGTTAAAAAAGAAGCCGGAGAAGTAACCACAACTTATAAAACCCATGATGAGGCAATGAAAGCCTTATTGGCGACTAATAGCAGCATCACAAACCAATGGATAACCCAAAAAGACGGCCTTTTTACTTTACATCAAACACAAAAAGTCGCCACCGAGTCAGGAAAAGAGCTGGCAAAAACAGCCGAACAAATAGCACTTGAAACTGGGAAGCTGACCGAAAAACAAAAACTGGCCATCGAGCAAACCAATAAGCTTGAGCTGCAGCTTAATGAATTGGCAAGCAATGAGCGCATCAAATACATGGAGTTTGAGGCGAATATCAAGATTGCTGACATCCAAGCCCAGGCGCAGCAAGTCGTCGCGGCGTTTGACGAAATTGGCGTTGCTATCCAAGCCACACAGGCTGCACAGGCGGAAATATTTGGCTCCCTGGTTGAGGGATTAACAAGCGGCAAATTGCATGGGCTCGATAAGTATTTTTTACAAGATTACGCGTTAGAGCAACAACGCCAGGCACAACAGGCGCTTGATGATCAAAGCCGATTAATTGACGCGCAGGTCAACCAAATGAACGCGCGCACCCAAGCTTTATTAAACGGAGGCGGATTAATTAATATCAACGCCGATAATTTAGCGCCTGAATTACAAATGGTGCTTAGGTCATTACTCGAACACATCCAGATTGAAGCCAACGCAGAGGGATTGGAGCTATTGCTATGATGATCGGATTGTCGACTATGACTTACGACCTGAACGGCAGCATTATCCTAGATGCTGCGCCGGATACCACGACGCAAGTTTACGAGCGCCGTAACAGCAAAAACGCGACGCTGGACGGATTGTCAACGATTAGCGATATGGGTTACACAGCATCGGATAATGTTTTTCAGGTGCGCTGCCATAATCTTGCCGCTGAAAAGATCGAGCAGCTTATTTATTTAGTAAAAAATTATGCGTTGTTGCAATACGCAAACTCTGATGGCGTCTTTATTGGTGCGCTTAATACTTTGCGTGTGCAAAACATGCCGGTTGAATTTATTTTTCAAGTTAAAGAACAGATCGCTTAAAGAGGTTATATGTCAAATTTAGTTAGATTAGGGCTTGCTGCAAGAAATGCCAGGGCGACTGCAATTCGGGATTTATTAGATGCAGGCTCCGGCCCAGGCAAGCTGCTTTGCTATGCCGGAACGGTCCCTGCCACCGGTGCTGCTATTACCACGCAAACTTTGTTAGGGACGGCCACATTGTCTGATCCATGCGGCACTGTAAGCGCCGGAACTCTAACATTTTCAGCTATTACCGGCGATTCATCAGCAGATGCGACTGGGACTGTAACGTTTGTTAGAGCATTAGACAGTGCTAATAACTTTGTCGCAGACCTTGACGCCGGAGTAACCGGAAGCGGACAGGCGGTTATATTTAACTCGACCAGCATCATTACCGGTGGCGCGATTAACGTACTCTCGGCGCAAATCGTAGAGGCGTAATGGCTGGCGATCCGCTATATTTAGACGTTGAGTTATTGCTTGAAAGCAATGGCGTCAATAACTCGACCACGTTTTTTGACAGGTCTATAGACGCGCGTACAGTTACCGCAAACGGCAACGTTAAGACCAGCACGGCGCAAAGCAAGCATGGTGTTTCTAGCATTTTATTTGACGGCGCCGGAGATTATATTTCAATCGCGTCAAGCTCAGCTTTTAACCTTTCAGCAAATAATTTCACTGTTGAATTTTATATTAATTTTTCAAGCTTATCCGGAACGCCGTATTTAGTATCATTCCCTGGTGGTGTTAGTGCAAACAGATGTGTTCTATATTATGATACTGCGACAGGTAAGCTTTCTATTTTTTCTGCTGTTGGACTTTCTTCTGGAACGTTTCCGGCCACATCCGGAACTATCTCATTAAATACGTGGTATCACGTAGCCTGGGTTAAAAATGGGGCAACAACTAAGCTTTATTTAGACGGCTCTGAAATATATAGTGGTTCGATAACTTACCCAAACGTCAATTCATCTGTTGTTATAGGATCAGCTGACCAAATCGCTGCATCTAATTATTTCAACGGGTACATAGACGCCAGCCGTTCGTTAAGGATTGACCCAAAGAACGCAAGGTATACGGCAGCGTTTACGCCGCCTGCATCGCCTTTACCAAATTTTTATGACGTAGATTCGACGTTGTCAGCGGTTACCGAATCGCCGACAGGGACGTTTAATTTCTCGCTGCCAGTAACCGTTGATATAGTCGCAAGCACCGAGGCTCCGTCTGCAGAAATTTATGCCGACTTACCAATTGGCCTTACTGTCGTCGCATCAACGCAAAACCCTGCCGGCGACTTTACCTTTACTGCTCAGGAAGGCTGCGCTATTAATGCTGCCGCCGCTGCGCCTTCTGGCGTTTTTAGCTTACTTTCTGCACAAAACCTGTCAAAAAAAGAAATTATAGGCAGGCAATGGAGCGCCGTATTAACTGGAACTCCGGACCTTCAGTTTCCCATATCATCAATCAATGGTCGGCTTAGGTCTACTGGGGATAGTACGTTAACAATTGTCTGCCCAGATGGCGTTAATTATTCCTCAGAAATATTAACGAGGCTTGGTAATAGCTTTAAAATACTATCGACCGAATACTACAGCGACGGCACAAAAGAAACAACGGAGTCGCAGCTTTTCGGTAACCTGAGCGCGCCGGTTGACAGAGGTTCAAGAAATTACTCGATAACTATAACTGGAACGTCCGCGTTATCATTTCCGGATACCCCACGTCGAATATTTATCAACGGCCTGCAATATGAGGCCCTCCAAGCGAACGGCGCGCGGCGTGTACGCGCAAGCCTTGATAAAGACATCAAACCAAAAGATGTTGCTGTTTTACCATCAGGAGCAGAAATAATTGTCGCAGCGGTCACTTATTTAATAGGCACTCGCCAAATGAGCATGGAAATTACCGAGGCTGCTTAATGGGTATCGTTAATCTTAAAGAAAATAAAGACGAGGGACGCTATGCAGTTGAAATAGTCAAAGACCTTGAGCGCGCAAAAGCAGCCAAAAATAAATTAAAAACTGACATTGATACGCTAAAAAACAATATTAAAGATAAGGCTGATTTATTGCCAGCTGCTGAACAAAAATTGCTAGACAAATCCGCTGAGTACAACCAAGAAATATTTATCTTACAAGACCGAGCGACCATTATTGAGCAGTTAAAAATTGATCTCGGCAACCAACAAGGCTTGTTGTCAAGCAAAACGACGCAGCTTAATATCAAGCAACAAGAAAAAAACAATATTGAAAACGATTTAAATCAACCAGGGCTTACCCCGGAGCAGATCGCTGCACTCCAGGCACAGCTGGCACTTGTCAACGATCAAATAAGCACGCTTAATAGCGATATTGCACAGATTAACCAGGATATTTCCGCTATCAATGAGCAGATCGGAAACCTTGAAGACCCAAAAAAACAGCTGCAAAAAGTCAACGAACTGACTAAAGCATTCCTTGAGGCTGGAAAAGAACGTGACGCCATTAAAAATGAAATTACTTATCTTGAAATCATTAAAGCCAATAAAGAAAAACGGCTTAATGATTACGACGCAATTATAGCTGACGTTGACGCGCGCGACGTTTGGTGCATTGATTATGAGGTGTCGCTTGAGCCCACACAGAATGCAGAAACGCCTCTGGTTTCTATAGAGATAAACGACGACCCAACGCACATTTTGTTAGCGGCGCGCACTTATACGCCGACACAAGAGGACTTGGACGACAACATCGCCGCGGCGAATAATAAGCAGGAAGAATATAACGCACTCGACGCTGAATCCATAAAAGCTGCCGCCGACCTAGAAATCGCCAAGGACAAAGTCAACACCAAGCGCCTGGAAATAAACGACGAGCGCGCTTATATTACGACACTGGACCCGCAGTTATCAAAAGCGGAGCGCGATCGGCTTATTATTGAAAGTAACGAACGCCTTAAGGCCCTCGAGACAGAGTTTCTTAATCTTGTTGGCGAGGCGATGACATTAACTGCTGAGTTTGATTCCTTAGAAACTAAAAAAGAGCTAGTCGCAAAAGTCATCGCCGAAATTAATAATGAGTCCCAAAAGATTGTAGCCGCGCTCAATTCTCCAGCCGGTATTTATACCCCCGTTATTGATGATTACACAAAACAATTACAGCCGACGCAGTCAAGCGGCCCTTATGCCGTTTTTTATAATCAATCCTTACTTCCTGGTTTTCAAAAGTGGTTGCCGACTTTCAGAACTGGGACAATAAAATCGATTAACGGCGATTTTTGTGACGTTACTCTTGACGATGCCGTGAGCAGTCAACAAAAGCTTAATATTAACCAGCAAGCCGATCTGGTAAATGTCCCAATTAAATATGGCTATTGTAACGCTGCTGTTTTTGTTGTCGGCGACAATGTTGTCGTTGAGTTTAAGGGAAGAGACCAAACCAAGCCTGCTGTGGTCGGGTTTCAAGACCACCCACGCGCGTGCGGTGGTCTTGTCTGTATTCCTGCGTCAAATGATGCGCCCAACGGCTGGGGTTACCCGTTAAAAGACGCAGAAGGCATAGAAATTAACCCGCCATTAGGGACTCCAAATGGGACCAGGCCCCAATACATATTTTCATTTACCGCGCCGCCGGTAAGTACGGCAAGGCTTAACAGAAATATAGAGACAGCGATCGGCGGTAACTGCCATTCTAACGGGAGCCCTTTTGTATCTTGGCATGGCCCGTTCGGGTTTAATGTTGCGCCTGATATCAAATTTCAAAACGCAGACTTACCTGGCTATCAGACACAGGTTATTAATATTGGGGTCGACGTCTCTGTATTTAGTAGGTTTACACCTAATATTTATCAAAACAAAAAGGTTAGGGCGATCGCACCAGGCGATGTGCTTGGGGCCGGCTTGTTTGGTAACGTGTTAGTGTGCGTTGTTTCTTTTAACAGGTTGCGTGATGATATTTATTACTACACGCAAACTGAGCAATGGTCTCTCGTTGGGAGCGTCAATTTTACAGACGGAGCAAACGGGACAATCTTGCCTCGGTATCATTGTTATTGGTTCTCAGATGACGGCTCAAAAATAACAAGCTTAATCACTTCTGTAGATGCCAATATCAGCGTATCACTTTATTCCGAGTATGCCAATATTCCATTGATTGAGTTGAACAAAACCATTGATGGGATTATTGAGCTAGTTTCTATTTCAACACCTGTCATTTTTAATAATATAGAGCTGACCTCAACAACTACGGTTTCGCTTTCCGGGACTGTATCACCATCGCCACCTGTTGATTATTCCTATACCAGTAACCTGTTAGATACGGTCACAGGAAATAATGAAATGATATTAGCCGTCGGGTTTTTTGGGAATGTTCAAAAAAAAATATTGGCAAAGTTGACAAGACTTTATCAAAACACTGGAAGCGTAAGCTATCACGATCATACCGATGTTTATGTGGACATTGATAATACATCTTCTGGGTCTTCAGACATGAGCATGACTGTAGATTATTATTTAGAAAACGACTTAATTTGTTCAGCTCAAAGCACGGAGACAGGATTAAGCGCTTCTGCATTCAAACAAGACAATACTGGTGTATTAAGCCTTATGTTTGAGTCCGAAACCCATACAAGCTTTGAAAATATAACCATTGATTACTTTTGTATCGATAAAAATTTTTTTCTTTATACAAAATATGCTTACTCCAATGATTTAACACAACAAAACGAAGCTTACCCAGGTGGAAGTAATAGTGTTTTTAGCAGATTAAAAAGTACTAATATTTATTCAACGCAAAATTTATCGCCCATTAATTTATTTAATGACCCGGTATCCGGATCAGAGCATAACAATAATCCAATTCAAGGGGATTATGGCGTGGTTGAATCGGCGACTAGTGACTATTACGGACGCACTTATGTTGTGTCCCCTGATCTTGCAAAATTGTTAATGACTGGCGCTGTTGATCAGCATAAAAATGGTGTTTTTCAAATAAAAGCTGAGCCATCTTTTTACATTGAAAATGAAATATTTTTAACGTTACTACCCAACGCGCACACAATTAATTCGCTAACCGGCGCTACAGGAAATAACCAGCGCCTGGCGGATATGGATAATATTTTCCAACCAGATACCGTTTTCACAGACGGTATAATTTTTAGGATTTAGCTTAATGATTATTAAGGGCTTGCAGATAATTTTATTATTTTTATTATTTCCCTTGATTGTGCGATCAGCTCCGCCACATGCAATCACAGACGCGACAACGCAACCTAATATCGTTAAATACTGTAATTTATACAAAGGCGTTTTAAAAACAGACGCTGGTAAAAAAGCCACTATTGCTCCTTTTTTTGCAAAAACTCAGCTGGTAAACGGGGGTTGTTCATTTAATTTGGAAACCGTGCTTGCGCTGGGAGAAACGGCAAACATCGCCGCCACTTTTTCAAATGACGAAACCGAGTCAGTTTTGTCCAATGTAATCAGTATTAACAGGCCGGCAACCCCGCCTTCATCTCCATGGACAGGACTAGCTATCGACAGCATCAAGGGCGAAATATATGCCTCAAGTTTCCAGGTAAGCAATAAAGTTGCCAGCCAATGCACATACTCAATCGACAATTCGGCATTTATCGAGATTCCGCTTGTCGCACGTGATTCTTTTTACTCTTTCTGCAAAATACCGTTAACGGGATCTGGAAAACATATTATGTATTATGCCTACATCCAAAACGGTATCTGGGGAAGGCTGGAAGGAAAGAAAACGGGCTTTGCTTATACTTTGCCCACTTGTCAGTAAATATTAACCCTATAGGAACAATTATGGCTATTTCAGCAACTATTAATACCCCTTTAAAACTTAAATTCACGCCGACTTTAGCTGGGGCGCCTGGATCAGTAGACGCCACAAGCCCGATCGTTTGGGCATTATCACCCGCTGAAAATGGCACGGTCACACCATCCGCCGATGGTATCACCGCCGATGTCGTTATCACTGTTTTAGGCGATACCGCCGTCACAGTAACAGCGGACGCTAACCTGGCTGCTGGTGTCCTTGATTTGGTAGGCACAGAAACTATACAGGCTGTTGAAACTGTAGAAATCGGTGCTGACGCTTTAGCTATTTCAGCCGTTTAATATTAACAACCGTTAACACACACCGCCAGGTAAATTCTGGCGGTGCTTAGGAGCAAAACATGGCATTAATAAATGATTTAATTAACGAACTTCAAAAAGCATCGGTGCTTGAATCTTCGCGTGTAGCCGGTGGTGAGGATTTGTTAGACATTCGCTCTGGAGCTTCAACGTTGACTGATAAAACCGTCGCAATATTGCAAGAAAAACTTGCACATGAAACAAAACAGCTGGCGTTAATTGGGGCGTGTATTGCTAGCCTTACCGAGCTCGCTAACCACGGCTATCCTACCCGAAAAGTTTTTAACGTTAGCGCAGAGTCCGCCGCAGAATTAGATTTAAAACAAAAACAAATGCGGGAGTTTTCTGGAGAATTATTGCCAATCGTGATTGGCGCCGATTTATTAATAATAAATCAGTTATAAAATAAATAAACGAATGAAATCGCTATTGTTATTATTTATTGCTTTTAATGCTTATGCTCTAGAAAACCCGATTTATATTGCCAACTTAAAAGATGCAATAATAGAAAAAAACAGCATTTCAAATAGTTTTGGAGACTGTATGGTTTTGATTAACCCGGTTAACGTGACAGTTAAAAGCATGGTTATTTCGGGTTGCGCAGGACGTGCGATTAAAATACTTGGTGGACACCATGTCACAATATCAAAAAATCTTATTCAAGATATGTGCCAGGGAATTTATGTCCAGGGCGCTGGTGAAGGCAATGTCATATCAAGGAACAAGCTTAAACGCGTGCATAAGTGTACACCAACAACATTAAGCAATAATTTAATACAGCTTAATGGGGTTATCGGAGCTGGTAATAAGGTCATAGACAATTTTATTAATGGTATCCCTGGTGAAAGTGATTCCGAAGACAATATTAGTATTTATAATTCTTCTGGGACAGAATTAAGTCCAATTTTAGTTTCAGGAAATTGCATAAATGGGGCCAGTACCAGCCCATCAGGCGGTGGGATCATAACAGGTGAAGGGGGTCATTCCGCTTATGTTGATATAGTAAATAATACTGTTATTAACCCGGGTGGTTATGGTCTTGCCATAGCAGGGGGGGTTAAACAAAAAATTATGTTTAACAGCGTCTATCAGGCCCCAGGAAATCCAATATCACGAAATGGGATAGTGGTTTGGAATCAGACGTTAACATCTTGTAATAATAATTATTTAGTCGGAAATAATGTCGACTTTACAGCGACATTGCCACTTGTTTATAAGGCGCCTATTTGGGACGCCGGAAATTGTACTAGTACTTATAAGCTTTTACCGTATGACTATAAATCCAGTCAAGCGGCGTTAATTTGTCCAACTTTTTGAGGTTCACCATGAAAATTAACACAACTTTAGGCCGGCCAATATGGGAACTTAACGGCGACACGCCAACGACAAGCGTAAATGTTGAAGATGATCCAGCGCTTATTGATGACTACAAGCGCAACAAAGAAGAATTCGAAGCAATACAGTGCCGCATCGAAAATCTATTTTTTGAAAACTTTAAGGGGTAATTTATGGCATTTGATCCGTTCACGGCAGGATTCGACCTTGCAAAAACCGTGCTTGATAAGTTTTTCCCAGATGCTAACGAGGAAATGCGCACCAAGTTTACCCAGGCCGCAAACGAAATTCAAAACGAATTTAATCTAATGGCCGCACAGCTTGAAATAAATAAGACTGAGGCATCAAATAGTAGCGTTTTTGTTTCAGGATGGCGGCCCGCTGTTGGGTGGGTATGCGTCGCAGGGATGGCTTACGTTTCACTCATTGAACCGATGGCGCGTTTTGTTGCGGTTGTTTTATTCGCTTATACAGGCCTTTTCCCAATGGTTGACACCACAATTACTATGCAAGTTTTGCTCGGTCTTTTAGGATTCGGTGGATTCCGGATGTTTGAAAAAATTAAAGGCGTCGCAGCTAAGTAGGACAGATGGAGTCAATCGTAAAAATATTTACAATATTTGCCGATGTCGGTGGTATAGCCGGATTAGTAATTCTTTTATTGTTTATGATGCTAAATAGGGAATTACGTGATCTTAAGCGGCAAAACGAAACCATTATTTTAAATATTGAAAAAAGCAAAGACGAGCTCAATTTGCAAATTGAGAAAACGAAGGCTTGTGTTCTTAAAATAATGTATGAATTTAATATGTGCCAAGACCGACGACGACGCGATAAGCCGGTTAAGGTAGAGCGTCGGGAAACCCGGTTATGAATAAAGAAGTTGTCCAAGCAATGGCTATCGTTTTGTCCTGTATCCTTATCGCGTTTGTATTACGAATGATCGCTGATGGCACTGAAATTAAAGACTCTATGGAAATTATAAAAACTATAGCGATGATTATCATGTCAGCGTTAGGAAAACACAGCGATGCGCAATGAAATACTGCTGGTTGCGGTAACTTTGCTGGGGGCGTCGATGGTTTTTAAGTGTGATGACGATAAATTGCTGGGGGTTATTAATCAGCTGCAAGCGCAAATCATCGCCAAGGATGAAAAAATAGATCAGATGCTTACTGATTCAACCAAGCAAAACTTAGTCGCTGCCGAAGCGCACCGGATCGCCGTTAAAGACCTGGAAGCAGAAAAAAAAAGGGTTTTAGAAAAGCTGAAACGCTGCGATTAAAGACCCAGCTTGTAGCTAAAAAATTAATAATAAAAAAGATTATTAATCATAATAAAGCTAATGTTAATTACAAAGACAGAATTAGTATTGATATTGCCAACCATAAATATTCAAGATTTAACCGGCGTCGCTGCCTTTGTGGATAATTATGTTTAATAACTGTAGCGTAATTGTAGCAACGTTATAATTTATTAATCGTAAGCATTTGTTTTTATAGTTGCGCATATCGTTGGCAGGATAACGCAAGTCTTTGTTTTATTTAAATACCGTGTTACTCTTAATCCATAGGTCTAGGGTTCGAATCCCTAACACCCCACTATATTTCAAAGAGTTACACCGGTGTCAATTTTTTGTGTAGCGTAATTGTAGCAATTCATATTTTTGTAGATCCTGTCAGCAAATAAGTAGGGCTTAAATATTCGTCAATTAATAAATGATTTGACAAGTAATAGCCTAAACTTTGTGTGCTTCGTTGATCTTCAGTGTAATTTTTAAATATTTCCAGCGCAAAAGCACGTAATGCATCCAGTTCTTGTGATTGCTTTTCAAACTTTAATTGCATTTCATTAGCATAACATTTAACTACATTAAGACCTCGCTCCGAAAAATCGTCGTAATAGTCGCCGAGTTCATCTTGTAGACGAGATTCAAAATACCAAGACATTATTACTCCACTAACTTCAAGTTATTAGCATTACTCGCAAAAGCGGCAAGGTGCTGGCTTGATAAATGTCCATATCGCCTTACCATATCCGCCGACTCCCATCCTCCCAATTCCTGTAAAACGCTTAATGGGGTCCCATTCATCATGTGGAATGAGGCCCAAGTATGGCGTAAATCGTGCCACCTGAAATCATAAATCCCCGCGCGTTTTAATGCTTTTCGCCAGGCTTTATTGTTCGCCCTGGTGACCGGCTTTCCGTCAAAAGTAAATACATAAACGGCATTTTTGCCAATCTGCGATCTAATGACGTCGATCGCATTTTGGTTAAGTGGTACTGGGATCGCTTGACCCGCTTTGGCCTGGTCTGCATAAATCCAAGCACAATGCCGCTGCATGTCAACTTGTTCCCACTTAAGCTGGGTAACGTTAGACTCCCGTAATCCTGTCGCCAGGCTAAACTGCGCCATCGCTTTCAAGTGTTCTGGTAATTCTGCCATTAACCTGGCTATTTCCTCCGGCTTTAACCAGCGCACGCGCCGCTTTGGCTCCGGCGTTAATTTGATGCTTGGGGCTCTGTCTAGCCATTCCCATTCATTTTTAGCCGCGCGTAATATCGATCGAATTAGCGCCAACATCCGGTTTAATGTAGAATGTTTAACGCCGGATTTCAGGTAATCTGATTTAACCTTATTAACTAGATCGACTGTTATTTCGTCAAGATACAGGGGGCTAAAATGTAAGTGTAAATATTTAAGCCGAATAATATCTGTTTTAATGCTTTTTTTGTGTTGCTTTTCGTCCAGCCAGCGGACAACGGCTTCTTTCCAGGTGTGCCGTTGTTTGCTTCCCAGACGCTTTACCAGCCAAACTTCATGAACTAGTTTGTCTCTAAGTTCTTTGGCTTTTTCTTTGTCCCGAGTCCCAGACGTGACAAGTATTCGTTTTCCGTCTGCGCCCGGGTAATCGAGCCACCATATTTCTCCACGTTGGTAGAGTCCTTTTGTTGTTGCCATTGTGTTTCTCCTGTAGCAACCTGCGTATCCTGCCGGGGCTGATTATACTTACCGCTGACGTAAGCGAGCAAGTCGGTGTCGACAAAACGCCATTCGCGGCCAATTTTGTTAGAAGGGATTTTTTCGGCCTTGGCAAGGGCTCGTAATGTGTTTGGAGCGACTTTTACAAGGCTGGCGGCTTCAAATAAGGTTAATATGTTACTCATTATTAAAACCTTTATTCATAATTACGCCGCTGTATTCGTATTTTTTAAATAATAGCCAACCTTTTTCTTTATTGCATGAATAAAGCACATTTTCTTTAACGATAAGTTGGATATAGCTAGGAGAATATTTAAAGCCGTCAATAATGACTGAGTCGGTCGATTTATAGTTTGATCCTTGCCCAATGCACATTGCACATGATGTTTCACCTCCAGCTATAACTTCAACACCTTCACCATCACAACTTAAGCACTTACAGAAATAAGTGTGGTAATTCGTATCAAACTCAAGTTCGCCGTCACCTTCGCATTCTTCACAATCGCTTATAA